ATCAAGCAAATTCCGCGGAATATTCAATTGAAAGCGTGGCACCATCACGCATACCATGCGCACAACGCCTATACATCTTTAATACAAAGACGCGTCAGTTGGGTGTATATTATGCAAGCGGCAACTCCGGCTTTGAAGTTAAAGGTACTTCAATCAAAGGATATGATCCTACTCTAAGTTTCCATGCAACTCTACGCAAGCCGTCTGACATCTTATCAGGAGTCTTATCAGCAACTCCCAAGAAGCTAGATAAACTATTCGACGGAGTAAAGATAACTCGTAAGAAAGCAAATGGTCGCTTCAATGAACATACCATTATTCTTAAAGTACTAGAAAACAGACCATGAACAAATCAGACATAGATAAACTTATCCCACTTATAACCAAAGCAGATCTTATTTCAGAAACAGAATGGTTTGTTAGGAATGATGATATGCAATACAAAGAAGCTGTCATCGCGGTATGCGACCGCCGCGGGATCGAACCTGAAGATATTGCAAAGCTTGTAGCGTCAACTCCACTTAAGAGTAAACTTCAAGCAGAAGCGCAGCGCGATAATCTATTACCTAAACCAAATAGTCTATTTGATAGCCTATGATACACATTAGCGACGAGACTGGTCTAAATCCATTTGATGTCTGGAGTGTATATACCGCTTGCACTTTACACTTTAAGAAAGGCGGTAAATATGATGCTTTTAAGTTTAACTTCAAAGGTCCGCGCCTAAAGAGAGAAACCTTCATGGTGCATAAACATCGCTATGCCTTTGAGAAAATAGCAAAGCGGTACCCAAGTAAAGATCAAGCCGTTGGTTACTTCGTTAGCAACATACTTGCAGGCAATACTTGGATTGGATCTATGACCGATGAGGCATATTCTCAATTTTGTGGCAATCTGCAAAGTATGGACTATAACTTTAAAAGCGATATGTCATACTTGTCGCAACGGTCAACTTCTTTTGATGAACTGATCAAACCTAAAGATCGTTCTGATATGCCTTTGATGTACACTGAATATCAAAGAGGCAAATGTCATCTTGAGTCCCTGGTAACTCTTGATCAGTTGGTAGGATATTCATCTCATATAAATAAGTTTGTGAACGATCCGTTGGGAATTGTTTCTGACATTACACATCGCATCGTTTCATACAAGCCCTTCATACGTTCAAGAGTGAACGTGGACAAGAGCAAAAAGATTGTATTAAATTTGTTTACATCTGTTCACAAATAGTATACAATAACATACACTGCAATATAATAACACACAACAACACAATAGAAAATAATAGTATATGTCTTTCGACAAAATGAAACAAAATCGTGACGCCGCAATTAACAAACTCGTTAATGCAGCAGAAAAAACCGGTGCTCCTAAAACTTACGGCGATGACCGCCTGTGGTCTCCTGTGGTTGACAAGAGTGGAAACGGATATGCAATCATTCGTTTCCTACCTGCACGCGAAGGTGATGATCTTCCATGGGCTCGTTATTGGGACCACGGATTTAAAGGACCGACTGGCCGCTGGTATATTGAAAACAGTTTGACCTCAATCGGTCAACCTGACCCCGTTAGTGAAATTAATTCCATCTTGTGGAATAGTGGCAATGACAAGGATAAAGAAATTGCGCGTGAGCGTAAGCGTCGATTGCATTATGTTTCCAACATTCTTGTTGTTAGCGATCCAGCTAACCCAAGCAATGAAGGTAAAGTCTTTCTGTTCAAATATGGAAAGAAGATCTTTGACAAGATCATGGACTTGATGCAACCACAATTCCAGGACGAGACTCCGGTCAATCCGTTTGACTTCTGGGCCGGTGCTAATTTCCGCCTTAAGATTCGTAACTTTGAAGGTTATCGTAATTATGATAAGAGTGAGTTTGACAAGTCGACTGAACTGTTTGGTGCAGACGACGAAAAACTTGAAGAAGTATATGGTAAACTTCATGCACTGTCTGATTATACCGATCCAACAAAGTATAAGACTTATGCTGAATTGAAGCGCAAGCTCATTGAAGTTCTTGGTGAAGAAGCCGTTAATGGCTCAGCTAGCATTGCATCCGCGCCCGTGTCCGAAGTGAATGTCGGACGCAGTTATGAACCTGCGGCACCAGCTGCTAGCAGTTCTTCATTCGATGAACCAGAAGACGATGTGTCTAGCATCTCATCTTCATCCACCTCGAGTGGCGGCGACGATGATGATCTTAGCTACTTTGCTAAATTGGCACAAAGCTAATTTGGTTTAGAACGCATAAAGCCCCATGGCGCTTCCGGTTATAATTGGACTGGAAGCGCCATTTACGTTGTTATTAACATTGCTGTTCGACATGTTATTAACATCGCCACCGCGTGATATATTATTCACAATGGTAGTCGAGCGAGTATCGGTGCTAGTTGATACCATCGATGCGGTATCTGCTGGGTTAACCGAAATAATCTTAGACTGATTATTTTCAAGTGTCGTTGATAGTTGTCCTGTCTTAGGATCAATACCGGCATATTCATATATCGAATTTGGTATAGCTGATGCCGCTAAGTTTTGAGGACTATACCATGAGCTGTTAGGATCCGGTCGAGGCAAAGTATTTTTTAAAATTGTTTTTGTTAATGCATCAGTCATTTCTTTAACATTGATTGCTAAAGATGCGAATTTTGATACTGCATCCGTAAAAAACTTTTTCATCTTATTTAAGATTTGTTTATACAAATCCTGAAATGAAAATCCGTCAAGCGCAACTGCCCAATCGGTAGCGCCAAACATAGTTAATATCCATGAGGCTGCGCCTTTCATCATATCAAGGATACCACCAGATATTATTGAAACGATCCCAAGTATTCCAAAATTATCAAAAGCGTCAATGAATTTTGAAACAGAAAACTCAGATGCAAGATATTCAAAAAAGTATGAAACGGTGTCAACAATTGCTGTTACACCATCGCTGATTAGTTTACTAAACGAAAAGCTATCCAGCATAGCGGCGGCGTCTTTAAACCCGAGCGCGCCTATTACCCATGACGCGGCGTCCTTAATCAAGTCAAGTATACTTCCAACAAGAGAATTAAGTAAGCCGCTTATTCCTCCTTTGATCGCTCCAGTGATTCCTTCTGTTTTATAACCTGCTATTGCACCGGTTATGGTATCCCATAGTCCGATAATGATTGTCAAAGGTATTGCTATTTTACCGAGGAATTTAGTTAGCGCGCTTCCGAGCGCTTTACCAAACTTAAAGAAAGTGAGAATTGGTTCAATAAACTTAGTCAGGCCTTTCATCAAGTCAGAACCTGATCCTTTGAAAAGAAATTGAAATCCTTTTCCTATCATCGAAAATGATTCGCCTAACCCAGAAAACATTTTCATGAAACGCGATTGTTTGATACCATCAAATACAGTAAGAAATTTTGCGTTAACAAATTCAAATAACATGGATATACCTTTACCAATCTTCCCATATGCATTTTTGATAGGAGATGTGATCTTAAGAGCTAAGCTTTCGATAAAGGTACCTTTAAATGCATTCTTAATGAACACGCTCAATTCGGTAACAACTCCTACGATTGTACCAATTAAGAATGCTCCTACTGACAACAATCGTCCTAGCCAACCTTGACTAGCAGATGCCGCAGTAAGGTCATCAAATGATACACCGCTGCTAGCATTGTCAGCAGCCGTTTGCTTAGACTTTAATTTTTCACTTTTTTCCTCTCTAGCATTTTTGACTAGGAACGATCCATTTTCAAGGACGTCTTTAGTTAAAGTAACTAGACTTTTGAGGAAATCTCCAATCTGACTTAACAGAGATGGAACCTCAGAAATGAAGTTTTGTGAATCAGGCGACGCTAGTGTGTAATGATGAGAATTGACTTCGTCTAAAGTTAGTTCTTCCGCAGCAGTTGAATCTCTTAACAGTGAGATAACTGTGCTTAAACTTTTGTCGCTTGATAATACGGCTTCCATGATTAGTTTTTCTTTTTACTTTCTTCTTCTTTGATATAATCAATCAGCATATGAACATAAATTTCCCTCTCCCACGGTAACATATTTTCGAGTTCAGTTAAGCTATATTTGTGATGTTGCATTAATGCAAAATTTGTTTTATACAAATTAGCCAGTGACTCGTGTGAGAGGCTTATACGAAAAAAGATTGAACTCCAGATAGAGTCACATCATTTTCATGTTTGCATTTTGAGCAGGTGAAATGTACGGTGTGTTCTAGCTTTGGCATGCTTGACATAAACCCTTCAATCTTCTGCATCTGTGAACGGTTTAAAGATTCAATGAATGATACCATTTCTGCCTTAGGAGTGTTTTCCTTTGCATAGATTGTAGTATCATCATAGATGCTGTCAACGCATGCAATGATTGCGTCCGTTAGGATATCTGCATTGGTTGTGTTCTTCTTGGCGGAGAGCGCAGATACATCTTTAACAGACATATATTTCATATTTACTCCAACCGTATCTGTAAGTGGAATCTTATGGTTAACATCCTTTGGTGATGTCATTTCAATTTCATCAAGATTGACATCAATGTTGTTTGATGCTTCACATTCAGAACATTTAATACCAATGCTTGAAACTTCGCCAACGCTTTTAGCTCTTAATTTAATGAAAACATATTCAAGATCAAATGATGTTAGAGTATCTGGATTGATTTTACCAAATGTACACGAACTTATAACATCCTTGATTGCACCTATGATTTGCACTTGATCGTCGCTTTCCTGAGCAATCAATAGGATCTTTTCTTCTTTGACTAGGAATGGTCGATATTCGACAGTCATTCCGTTGGATGGGAGTGTTAGTGTATACTTAGGAGTGGAAATAATTGGTAGGCTCATAATCTATATATCTGTTATTTTGAATAGTAACTGGCTAGCGGGCGCCCAATCGGATTCTTTGTTATATCGGCTGGAATATAACGATT